CAATCCGTTTCCAGTTCCACAATGATATTGCTGATACTACAATTGCTGGTGCAACACTTGATGAGACTGTTGACCCAGATGCAGTAGCACTACCAGCAACTACAACACTAGATGTCGCACAGACAGAACTAGGTCGCGTAGTGCTTCCAACACGCAAGTTGGCACTTATGTCACTTGCTGATGTTGACCCATGGATTGCTAACGCAGTCGCATTCAACATGGCAACTACACTCGATAACGGTGTTGCTGCTATTCTTGATGCAGGTACAAACGTCATCCGCGAATCTGCTGGTTCACTTTCAACAACTGCTGCTAAGTCAACAATCGTAGCATCAGACACATTTAAGGGCCGCGATGTTCGTTACGCTGTAACAAAGTTGCGCGCTAACAATGTTGTAACTCGTGGCGGAATGTATGTTTCATACATCCACCCAGAAGTCTCACACGACCTTCGTACAGAGACAGGTAACAACATTTGGCGTACACCACATGAGTACCAGAATGTTGGACCACTCTATGCTGGTGAACTTGGCGCATGGGAAGGTGTCCGTTTCATCGAGACACCACGCATGACTAACTCAATCTCAGGTGGTGCTCTAACAGCACTCGCAACTGCTTCTGCAGTATCAGGCGCTTCAGGCGCATTCACAATCGTTGCAGCCAACGCTGCATTCGGTGGTCTTGCTGAGGTCGGAGATGCTATCTCAGGTACTAACGTAGGTTCAGGTGCTTTGATTACAGCAATCGAAGTTGGCGCTACAAACACTACATTCACAGTGTCTGTCGCTAACTCAGGAACTGTTGGAACAAACACACTTACAGTTACACCAAAGGCACGTGTTTACAACACTTACGTACTCGGACAGCAAGCACTTGCTGAAGCAGTATGGAAGGAACCAGGCATTGAGTTTGGTAACGTTGTAGACAAGTTGAACCGTTTCCGTCCAGTCGGATGGCACGGTATTATCAACTGGGCAATCTACCGTCAAGATGCGCTATACCGCATCGAGACTGCTTCATCAGTTCGTCCATAATCTAAGTATTTAGATGGGTGGGGCTAGGGGAAACTCTAGCCTTATCCATAAAACGGCTTAGGAGGTCAAATGGCATACAGATTCACAACACCCACAGTCAGCGAAGGACCTGCTGGCGAAGGGCGTCTATTTAGCCGTTACAGGCTCGTACGGGGCATAACAGTCCTAAAGATAGATGGCGAGTACTACCAGATTCGCTTCCCCTCCTCAGAAGAGGTGGAGGCTGCTGATGTTGCGTATATCGGGGGATATTCGTATGAAGTCAGCCTAGGGGAGAAGACAGACCTTGAGGCTGCAGGATACACGGTGGAGACTATATAAGTGTGTGAACATATCAGTAAGGTGCTTGAATGGGGATTCACTGACGCTCACGACTTCAAGGCTACAAAGTATGGATGCGTCAACTGTGAGGAAACCTCTCCAGTTCCATTCGTATCAAAGGACGTTTTCATAGACCACACCAAGTGTGGCGGTCCAGATGTGTGCTTTGGTTGCAAAGCGGCAGGACTCCAGTTAAATCCAGGAGATGCCCACAGCGCCAAGGGCATGACAAATAAGAAGTGGGAAGGTGAACTGAGCGCTTACCGTGAGGCAAGAGCACAGGGCATCCAACCAGAAGGTACAAGCATGGCAAAGATTAACGAGGCTCGTAGAGCCTCTGATGTTATGGGTAAGGCATTTGATGCCAACACCATGGGTAGCAGTGAAATTATTCAAAATAAGACAGTATCCAAACTCAAGGAAGTGGGAGCAATATAATGCCAAAAGTAGGAATGAAAGAATTCGCATACACCGCTAAGGGTATGAAGGCAGCCAAGATGGAAGCCAAGAAGACTGGCAAGAAAATGGTAGTCAAGAAGACAGCCAAGAAGTCTATGAACCGCAAGAGAGGCATGTAATCATGTCAGTTAAAGGCGAGAAATACAAGTCAATGGCTGCCAAGAAGAAGCATGAAAAGGCAGAGGGACCTGCTATGCGTATGATGGAATACGGCAAGAAAAAAGTTGCAAAGAAGACAGCAAAGAAGAAGGCTGTTAAGCGCGGATTATTTGGAGGAATGTAATTATGCCAAACTCAAAAAAGCCAGGCGGAGTTAAAGGATACGTAGGAAATGTATTCAAAGAAGTAAAAGATTTTGGAAAAGCATATAAGGCAACAGGCGAAATGAGCAATAGAGTCGGTCCTGGAACTGACCGTAAAGCAAATGCACTTCGCAAGGAACAAGACGCTCAAATGGGTCAGTTTCTTGGCGCTGTTCTACAAGGTCGCCGTTATGACAATAAGACAGGCAAGCAAATTAAGGCTGCACCTGTTACTGCTCGTAAACTGACAAGAACACCTACAATGCCTGGAAATGGTCCAATTACAAAAATTGCTAAGAAGGCTGCTGCTACTAAGAAGGCTGCTACTAAAAAGCGATGAAGAAAGCATTTTGGGATAAACCAAATCCTAAGAAGAAATCAACACCCCTAACTCCAGCACAGAAGGCTAGGGCTAAGGCACGTGCTAAAGCAGCAGGTCGTCCTTATCCCAATCTAGTTGACAATGCAGCAGCAAGGAAAAAGAAATGAAAGACTCACGATTAACACGGGCTGGAGTAGCAGGCTATAACAAGCCTAAGCGTACACCAAGTCACCCTACTAAGTCACACGTTGTTGTGGCTAAGGTAGGTAGCCAGGTTAAAACCATCCGCTTTGGACAACAAGGCGTTTCTGGCTCACCTAAAAAAGCAGGAGAGTCTGCTGCCTATGCAGCACGACGTAAATCTTTCAAAGCAAGACATGCAAGCAATATATCCAAGGGAAAAATGAGTGCCGCATATTGGGCAGATAAGGTGAAATGGTAATGGCAAAGATTAAAGTATCTCAGGCTACAATCGATAACATTAAAAAGATGGGTATGACAAAGGCACTTGCTGGTGCTAAGTCTGCTAACCCAGAAATGAAGGAAGCACTTACTCGTATGTATGGTGCTGCTCGTGTTGCAAAATCAGCAGGTCAAGCAAAAGCAACACCAAGCACACAACGCAAGTATGGGACACCAAACAATACATCAAAACCAAAGATGGTTGATGCTAAAGGACCTAACGCTATTAAGATGCCAAGCAAAGGTCCAATGGTAAAGGTTGCAACAAAAAAGTCAGGAACTACTGACCCATTTGCAAAGGCAGTATTTAGTGCAGGACGTGCAGTAGGTTCAGCCTTCACTCCAGACTGGAAGAAGAAGGAAGCAGCAATGAAGGCTGCAAAGAACAAAACCAAATAATTAAAGGACAATAATGACAACCACCTATGCCAATTTGGTAGATGAGATTACTCTCAATCTGTCAGGTTACACTTTAAGACAAGACCGTACTACGCATCTGACTGCAGATTTGTCTGCTTCATCTCTTGCGCTAAGTCTAGGTAGCACGACCAATATTGGCAAGGGTGTTGTCGAAATTGATGAAGAGTTGATATGGTTAGATACATACGACAGAATCTCATCAACAGCAACTGCTGCGCCTTATGGACGTGGATACTTTGGTACAACCGCTGCGATACATACAGCAAACACCAAGGTAACAATTGCTCCTACTTTTCCAAGGGCAACAATCAAGAAGGCTATCAACGATACAATCGATGCAGTCTTCCCTAACCTATTTGCAGTAGGTGTTCACACTTTTACTTTCAATACAGTAAAGAGTACATACTCTCTTCCAGCGGAAGTGCAGACAGTGCTCTATGTCTCACATAAGCCAACAGGACCTACAGAAGAATGGCTTCCAGTTCGCAGTTGGCGTCCAGACGTATTTGCAAATACTTCATCATTTGCCACAGGACAGACTATCTCAATCTATGACAATATTGAAGCAGGTCGTACTGTTCAGGTGTACTACAGCAAGAAGCCAGCCACACTTACAGATTCTGCTAATAGTGCAGTATTTGAGACAGTAACTGGATTGCCGTCATCTTGCAAGGATGTAATCCTTTATGGCGCTGCATACCGACTTG